TGTGTTGAGCGTTCCACCACGTAAAGATATTACTAAAATTTGGTGTGAGAAAGATATTCCTATCTCCACTTTGATTAGTGTGGGACGTGACCAATCTGGTTTAGTAGGCTTTAGACAACATTACAGGATAGTGTTTTTCCCACATTTTCCAGTGGAAGCACTTAACAATGAAATGCCTATGTACCTTACTACATGTGAGGTTAAACCAGAGAAAGGAGACTGTGGTAGTTTAGCTATTGCTGTTACTCCAATTGGTCCAGTTATTGTTGGTCTTCATACCATTGGGTATGAAAATCAAGTTGGTTATACTCATATCACACTTAAGGATTTAAAAGATTTAATTGGTGATAATCCCTGTGTTACAGCAGGTGATCCTCCAAAGTTTTCAGTACAAGGTGATATTGAATTAACGCAACCACATCATCGTAGCATGTTCCGTTATATGGATAGTGGTACTGTGAATGTGTATGGATCCTTGCCCGGGTTTCGGGCGAAGCCCAAAAGTCGTGTCTGTGCGACTATAAAACAAACAGAGATGTTGGAGCATTTCAACGAACAAGTCCGGTATGGCCGTCCTGTTGTTTCAGGATGGGAACCATGGAAGCTTAATGTAGCTCCTATGATTCAGCCAAACCTTAATCATGATCAAAGTATTTTGAACAATTGTGTAGAATCTTTCTATAATGATATCATCACAGGTTTGAATGAAAAAGATGCCGGATGGCGCGGTCAGTTAGTATTTCTTTCTGATCGCGCGGCTGTCAATGGATTACCAGGCGTGATTTACATTGATGCCATTAATAAGAATTCGTCTATGGGATTTCCTTGGAACACATCTAAGAAACAATTTTTAGTAAGTGCGCCATCGGAGAAGTATCCTGATGGGGTAGATTTCCCACAAGAGATTTGGGACCGTGTCGATGCTATTAAAGCCTCATATCAAGAAGGAAAACGTGTTTATCCTATCTTTAGCGGTCATCTCAAAGACGAAGCAGTTTCTTTTGCAAAGATTGAAGCTAAAAAGACGCGTGTATTTACCGGAGCTCCTATTGATTGGAGTCTGGTTGTTCGCAGTCGTTTATTGAGTTTCGTCAGACTTTTACAGAATAATAAATTTGTATTTGAAGCTGGACCTGGCACTGTGTGCCAATCACGAGAATGGACAGATGTCTACAATTATCTTACAGCTTTTGGTTGCGATCAAATTGTAGCAGGAGATTATTCAAAATTCGATAAGCGCATGACTGCGCCCTTCATTCTCGCTGCGTTTGATATTATTAAACGCATTTACAAGGAGGCTGGTTTTACAGACGAGGAATTGTTGGAAATTGAGTGTATTGCTCATGATACCGCATTCCCTGTAGTTAATATGAATGGAGATATTGTTGAATTTTTCGGCACAAATCCATCAGGCCACCCCTTAACCGTTATCATTAATTCTTTGGCAAATAGTTTATATGTTCGCTATGCGTACTCGCTAGCTAATCCAGAATCGCCGAGTTGCAATGATTTCAGTCAAAACGTGCATCTGTTCACGTATGGTGACGATAATATCATGGGTATTTCGAAAGATATTCCCTGGTTTGATCATACCGTTATCCAAACCAAATTAGCCACTATTGGTGTAGAATACACGATGGCTGATAAGGAAGCAGAAACAGTTCCCTACATCCATATTGATGAATGTCAATTTTTAAAAAGAAAATGGAGATGGGAACCTGAATTGGAGGCGTATACTTGTCCTTTGGAATTAGATTCCATTGTTAAATCGCTAACAGTTTGGGTTGCTTC